AACGAAAGCCCCCTTCCGAAGAAGGAGGCTTTACATTTATTTTGCTACGCTATTTTCTAGCTAGTAGCGCCTGCCTCTCCAAGGAGACCGCGCACGATAACAAGACCGTACATATCGGGTCGCACCATCTTCTTGGCGTACCGCGTCATCACGCCCTTGCGGGGCACGAAGTCTTCGGGACCAAAGATAGTGGGAGTGGTCTGCAGCGGCACATAAGGTGCATATACATATCCACTCTCAAGGAAAGAGCTTCCGCGACGACCAACCAGAATCACCGAGCGTGGGAAGTAGGGGTCAACATAGACGTCGAACTTCTTCGTCAGTGAACCAACCTTCACAGCGCCGATGGAACCAGTCTCATCGTCAGCAGTAACGCTTGCGCGGAAACCAGCGGTGAACTCAAGGACGTTGGCAACTTCAGGTCCGCAGACGATAAAGTTAGCACCACCCCGTAGAGTCTTACGGTGGATCTGCGCTGACACATCATTGATGGTCTCGGCCAGAGTCTCATACCACTCGGACACAGTACCGGTGAAGTCAGGAGCAGCCGAAGATGCACCAATTTCTACACCAGTCGTACGTTCCACGAACAAGCCGGGAGAACGCGCCCAGTAGTAAGTACCAGCCTTAGCACCGACAACCAGATCCTCAAGGATCTCGCGGTCAATCTCAAGAGCAATCTGCTCAGAGAGGATGCTAGTAAGCTCGACCTCGGCGTCAAGGTTGTGATAGGCATTCAGATCCTGTCCCAACTCTGGCGTCCACTTAGCCTTGAGCTTCTTGGTGATAGCGGTCACTGCCACGGAATCGACCTTGATGTCAATCTCGGGGATGAGTGCCTGGTTTTCCAACCCCCACACTGTGGTACCGATGACGGAACCAAGAGCATTGCTCGTGGTAAAGTTATCATCGATTGGGAAGGAAATCTGCGCGTTAGATGCCGTAATGGAAAGAACGTCACCAGCAGTAGACGTACCACCGAGTAGAGGCATGGCCCCACTGGTTGCGGTCCAAACCAGATTAATTTTCCAATTTGCATTACTGGGATCTTCCACGCTAGAACCGGAAGACAGGGTCGTCAGACGACGAACAAGCTTAACGGTTGCACCGGTTACACTATCCTCGGTGAGAGCAACTAAGTCCTCAATGTTGAACTGAGCCAGGTTACCGACGCTAGCGCCAGTTAACTCCGTAACAACAACCGGGGAACCAGATAGATCGACGTCATAACGACACAGACCATCCAGAGTTGCCTGGTTTGTGGTAGACAAGGGATTTGCTCCCGAGCCACCAACGGCGCCAACGGTACCGGAAGCGACGAGAACGCCACCACCAACATAAATACCAGCCGAACCGGTTGGGGAAGAGTAACCGTTGTTCAACGCATAAGGACCTGCCTCTGCATTGTCACCGGAAAGATCAACACCACCCGTCAACTGTGCACCAACGACGCCGCCACCATACAGTGACTGCTCGCCAGGACCATAACCCAAACGGGGAAGGCCTGGACCACTCGTAGACGTAGTAAAGTCTAGGAAGAAGATGAGACCACTAGGTAGACTCATCGGCTGAACGCTAACTAAATCGTTTGCGATCAGACCCGCGAACACACGACGAACGATGGGGAATGCGACGGCTGCGAAACCCTCGACGTCTCCACCAGACATGGTGCTCTGCTCACGGAGTAGCTCTTTCGCCTGGTTTTCCAGTAGGCGAGCCATACCCTGCTTGGAACGTTCTTTGCCCAGACCCTCTAAGAGTCCGGTACGTTCCCACTTGCTTAATAATGCATGACCTTCAGCGCGCATGTCGCGATTGACAACACCCTCGGTCAGCCTTTCAATAATATTAGACATTTTTTTTTATCACCTCCTACAATGTTATTTAATGCCAGCTAATTTCTGCATACGATCTAAAAATAGATCTTTGGGCTGTGACGACTCTTGTCGAGTCGCACGAATAACAGACGATGGACGACTAATAGCTTCACTCAGTGATTGTGGGGCACGTTTAGTTTGTGCCGGCACTGCGTTTTCAAGCGTTTGATAGATCGTTTTCGCTTCTGTTACTGAACCAGCTTTTGAAATAGCTTCGGCAATTTTATCTTTTTGCCGCTCATTTAAGGAGGTATTTCTCAAAACACGGTTCGTGTAGAGCAAACGAGCGTTGGAAACATTTACTTCATGTAAATTTTCTTTCATCTCATATACTGCTTGCTCATATTGTTTGTTCCGCTCGCTAAGTTGGTTATTCTCAAAAACCAACTCTTCTTGAGCTTTCTTCAAAATTTCTAATTCATCGTGGGCCTTGGTGCCTCGGCGGTGGGCCATTTCTTTTTCCATCTCCCACTTAACATCGTAAGAGGGGCGGCCGGCCCAGCCGGACAATTCTGCACCCATATCCACAGTAAGTTTTTCTACGATGGCGTCAATCAATTCGTCCGGAATATCTAACTCTTCGTTGGTTTTGACGCCTTCTTCGCTCTGGAGTGCTTCGGAGTCTGCCTCTTCGGCTGCCGCGCTACCCGCGAGGGCTCCGCCACCACTGGTCTGCGGAGCATCCTCTTGAGCACCAAAAATCTCATCGGATCCGGTTGTAATATTTTCATCAATCTCGTCGTCCTCTTCGGAGAGAAGCTTAGCTAGGTCATCAGCGCTAAAACTAAACTCTTCATTTTCCTCTATTTCAGTACCAAGTGCATTGACGGCTTCCTGTAGCTCATCTAAGTCTACAGTCACTTTGGCGCTCTGTCCTTCCTCGGGACAAGCGCACAACTTTTCACCGTCGGCTGCTCCGAGGGGGACGTCCTGCGCCACGTCTTCAGCTACACCTTCCTCCGATGCACCCATGTCCATGCCGCCCATCGGGTCTCCCATTGGGGCCCCCATATCGCCTCCCAGGTCTCCACCCAGATCGCCAAGTGGTTCTTCTTCCTGTTCTAACAAATGATCTAAAGCGGTACGTACTTCGTCAGAATACTTTTCGATGATTGACGCCTCCGCATTCTTTAACGCTGCTTCACGCAAAGCGGTCGCATCAACAATCGCTTCCTGTAACAAAGTTGACATATACTAACTCCTAAAAATACAGTAATTCAAAATAAATAGTGTTATTTGTTGGGAAAAGACACAAATTATGAGCCAGTCTTCCCAATAATCCACCATTTTTTGCCATCAGATTGAATCGTGTGTGTGGAGTAACTAAATTTTACTTCAATGCTTTTCTTAAAATCTATCTCAGCTTCCTCTGTGGTTATCGTTAAAAGGTGAGATTTTAGCTTGAATTTATCGCTGTTTATCTTCTTAATGATTATTACTCTGCCCTCGTTATCGCACGCAGGGGGGAGAGTGGCAGTTACTTTGTGGCGCGCCGTATCACATAGTACTGTGTAGTCACCGGGTTGTATCTCGTAATCTGGAATCGAAACGGTTTTAATATTTTTCGCAACCGGCCCTTCAAAATCAGTTTTGCCTGTTACCGTTAAAGAATCTGTCACCACTCTTCCGTCTACGTTTAAAAGATTAGCTCGGGGATTAAAAGTAAAAGCGCTTGAAGCCGCAAAGCCATTGGAGGCTTTTAACTGAATGCTGTTTGGGGGGCCGGCGGCTTGAGGTAATTTAGTCTGAATATATCCGTCAAATAAATTACCTAGCGTGGTGTTGCGAGTGTCGCCGCGCGACAAGTCATGAACAAGAACTAAATCTTCATCGCTCAAATTTTGGCCGCCATCCATAATGGTCGGACAATTCTTAGGATCAAGAACGAGCCGTTTGTTTCTGAAACTCAACCCTCCTTTGGCCAACGTGGCGATGCTAAGACCGTCCTCATCAGCACGCAAGCCGTCGGCCGTATCAATCTGCAAGCGTGTGCGGACGTCTTTAAGGCCATGGCCGATATTCAGGAAATTCGCACCGACCAAACCCTTAAACTGATTGGCTGGTAAGTTACTTAACCCTTCGCCGGATCCATCAAAACGCTCGGCGCGGACCTTTTTGGTTTTCAAGGTGTCACCGTCAAACGTTAAATTAAATTCGGCTTTGGCTTTCTGGTGGGATTGATAGGTGAGTATCGCATTTTTCATTCCTCCTTCAATCTCAGCAATTGCCGGCGGAACAATCTCTCTACCATCCTTGGCGAGCAACGTGCCTACTATGGTTTTAGTACCCTTTATAATTTGATTGGCTCCGGCATCCACCAGTTCAGGATGCTCCGTTGTACTGTAATCTACCTTCCCGTCTAAAACATTATAAGCCATCTTGCTTCCTCTCGCTTGTAATTAGCTGGTTTTTCACCTTTAGGGCAAAAAAAGAGGATGCCCCCACAAGGGAGGCATCCAAGAGACCAAAGATAGACTTTGTTTAGAATACGCGCCAGTCGTTAGTATTGACATAAGACAATGCAATTGCACCGTAAGGCGATTCAATAACAAGCGAAGCCTGACCATCTATTGTATGGCCGGCCGTAGTACGAAGAATCGTAACGCTGTTGGTGGTTGTCACCCCATCCCTAGCTTTAACATACACAATATCACCCGCGCTGGGGGATGCTGGTAAGTAAACAGCAAAGGCACCTGTCAGAGTAGAGTTAATGTAATTAAAACCCTCAGCACAGGTGGAGCCAATAGTAATCTGGTTCGGAGTCGAAGACGCATCCGTGGAAAAAACACCATTGGTGGCAGTAATGCCAGCGCCAGCCATTGCGGTCGCAAGGTCAGCAATTGAGTCCACGATGGGAACTCCCGATGGGCCACCATCATAGAACATAAGCTCATCGTTTGCCACGTCTACTGCGCCTGCGGCAGCAGTGAGCTTCTTGATTTCACCGCTTGAGTTAAAGGCCACTGCTACATTGCTTGCAGCCGTCGAGCCTCCGCGAAGTTCAAGAAGATCGTCAGAATCATCAATTCCGATACTCCAGTCCGCAGCGTTGCCATCGAAAACAAAATTGCAATCAACCGCAGCGCCGTCACCGAGTGTAACGGTGTCATCTGTAATGGTTAAAATGTTATTTGTACCAACCGTTGAGCCTTCACCAATAACAAGTTTGTCAGCGCTATCATCAAGAGCTACGTAGAAATCTTTGGCATTACCATCGAAGAGTAACGTAGTATCTTCCGCACCTGCATCACCAATGGTTA